GTAGCAATCAATACATCACTTATCTCTGATACAGATGATACTGATGACTTAGGTTCTTCCAGCGTAAACTGGCGACATCTATATCTATCAGGCAAGATAGTTCAATCACTTACTGGGGCGACGATAACTGATGAGGAACATGCACTCGATGTAGATTATGGTGGTGCATGTAGTTCTGGCGATTCAATGGTCGCTGGAAATTTTGCTGTTACACCTACTGGCACTGGAGCTACATGGGCTTCAGGTCTTTTTGCTAAGGTTACTCAGGGAACAACAAAGGCAGTGAATGGATATTTCAGTGGTGGTGAGTTCGAATGCAATGTTGGCGCAATGTCGAGTAACTTATCTGACTTTGGTGTTCTGGTATTAAACTGGAATAGTGCAGCTACAAGTAGTATGGGTAATGTTACTCATGGTGCTTATATGCTACTGAGGGATTATGGCACTCAACCTATAGGGTGTTTTGCATCATTCATAGATGCCTCGTTAGGGACTAAGAGTGATACTTCTATAGTCACTACAATAGGTACTACGAGTTCTACTAATGCAGTAAGAATTCAAATAGGAACTACATATTACTGGCTATTAGCTACTAGCGTAGCACCATCTACAACATAGGAGGCGAAGGTGGGTAAGAAAAAGCAGGACTATAACGTAGGCGAGATTACAGCACAACTTCAGCGAGATATAATGGCGCAGGACATTCAAGCACAGCGCATTCAGGGGGCTAGGACTTATGCTGAAGCATTCTTAGTGTGGTTAATGGAGGGTAAGCATGCCATACGTAAGAAAAGGAAAGACGGTTTACAAAAAGGTAAACGGATTAAGAAGGAAGGGGATAGCTAAGAGTACTGCAAAGGCGAAACGTTATCTAAATCTATTGCGTGGAGTAGAACACGGATTCGTGCCTACAGGAAAGCCTGCGAGAGATATAAGAAAGAGAGCAGGTCATAATCCTGGATTACAGGTAGTACGAGCTGGATGGATTCCTAAAGAGAGTGCGTGGAAAGGTGGAAAGAAGCAGAGGTAAAGATGCCTAGTTTATTTATTTGTGGCTATTGTGGTAAAGATACTAGAAAGACAGATAGAGATGTTGAGAAAATAATACTTGGTGGTTATGCGAACATACTTTGCAGAGTTTGTAGAGGGCGCCTTGATGATGAGATTACAAAGATAGCAAGACGATATCTGAGGAATAGGGATGCCTAAAACTAAGCTAACAACAAAGCAGGAACGTTTAGCATACTGGAAGGCTGAAATTCGCCGTGGTCAGGAGTACCAAAACACATTCGGTGAACGTAAGCACTGGAATCGCTATTATAATTATTACTTAGGTAATTGGAAAAAGGGCGTGTATGCTGTAAATAAAGTATATTCTATGCTCCGTAGTATGGTACCACGCATCTATTTTAGAAATCCAAAGCTTATTATTAATGCCAGCCGCCCTGAGTTTGAACCGAGAGCAGCAGTAAACCAAGCTGTTGTTAATATGCTCATACGTCAGCTAGGGATTAAAAAGACATGTAAGAAGATTATTCAGGATGCATTCTTCTGCAATAGAGGGATTGTAAAGATTGGGTATGATAGAGAATTCAGTGCTCTCCCTCACCTGGGAAAGAAGAGCCTTCCTGCTGATGAGAAGGTGGAATATAGTAATCTTGTACGTGAGGGCTTTCCTTGGGCAATGAGAACAAGTCCTGAGGACTTTCTAGTACCCTGGGGAACTGTGGATTTCGACGATATACGCTGGCAGGCGCATCGTGTAGTAAGGCTACTGGAGGATGTTAAGAAGGATACTATATACGAAAACACGGCAGATCTAAAGGGTGGTTATGAACGCAAACTGAGGGGGCGTAATGAACAGCAAGCTGGTATATCAGAACAGACGATAACAAGTCAGACTGAGGCGATAAAGGTATATGCAGGTAAGGAAGCCAAATGGGTGGAGATATGGGAAATCCGTGATATAAAACGAGGTGAGGTGCTTGCGATCAACCTAACTCATAATAAGTTTCTACGCAGTCCTATAAAGGATGAACTACAAAAGGGAGGTGTGCCTTTTGTAGATCTCTGCTTTAATCCAGATAATGATGTCTACTGGGGGCCAAGTGATGTGAAGATACTTGCCCCGCTGCAGGAAGAGCTTAATGAGGTTAGAACTCAGATGAGTGAGCATAGAAGGATTAATCTTATTAAGTTCCTGTATGATTCGGATATGCTAACACCTGAGCAATTCAAAGTATTAATGGATGGCCAGGTTGGTACAGCACTTGGAATTCCTGGGATTAGGAAAGAGGCAGTTATCACTCTCCAGGTTGGCGAACCTGTACAGTTAAGGATTGATGCACAAGAAATAGAGAGGGATGTGAGAGAGGTTGTAGGGTTTGCCAGAACTGAGGAAGGTGAGTATGCTGGCCCTCCTCGTAGAACGAAGGCTGAGATCGACGCTGTTTCAGGTGCTCATTGGATTAGGGTAGATGAACGTAGAGATATAATGGCTGACTTCATCATAGCAGTCATGCAGCGGGTTATGCGTGTTGTGTATGATAATTGGGATCAGGCTAGGGTAATTCCTGTTGTTGGGCCAGATAACGCTGTACATTGGGTGCAGTATACGGGGAAGGATCTTTATGGAGAGTATGAATGGGAAGTAGACATGGATACAGGTCGTCCTGTAACTACTGAGGTGAAGCGGGCTGAGGCTGAGAAGCTGATTGGAATGTATGTTGGCTCTGGTCTTGTGAATGAGCCAGAACTTATAAAATCTCACTTAAAGTTATTCGACTGGATTGATGTAGATAGAGTAGCAGCTCCACCGCAGCAAATGGGAATGGGGCCTGCTCAGAATGAGACTATGGAACAGTTTGCAGGTCTATACGGGAGGTAGGTGAGATGAGAAAGGGTCAGTTAGTAGGTGTTATCGAACAAGGAGATGGTTACGTGAGCAAGCCTAATAGGATTAGAAATAAGGGCATTCCAAGTTCGATTGCACTTCACGGAGGCGAGTTTTCGGCATTTGCTAAGCATTGTAAAGGTTATTGGGAAACATTAGGGGATAAGGACGACCCCAGTGCTAACATTCAGAGTGAGAAGCAGTTGAAGGAAGTATGCAAAGAGAAAGGATTAACAAGTAGATACTTAGAAGATAAATTCTAAAGGAGTAAACTATGTTGGCGATGTCAGGATTAAGTGAGATTAAAAGTGGGCGAGTATTGAAGAAGGATGAAAAGCGTGTTACCTTAATCATTAAACCAGATGGAGTTGAGTACAAGTATTTTGGAGAATGGACAGGGAGGGATGTCCGCAGAGCAATGAAGTTCCTTATCCGCTCTTATAAGTTAAACAGGCATAAGAAGGCGAAAATGAGTATCTTGCCTCAATGCAAGAAAAAGGAGAAGCATAATGGCGACTAAAGACGACCCTACAAAGGGAAAAACTAATGCAGCGCCTCCAGCGAATGGAGACGGAGAAAAACTAAAAGCCGAGATGGAGCAACTAAAGGCGACAAATCAGCAGTTACAAACACAGATCGGTGAGGTGCAGAGCGTGATGGTAAGTCCACAGTTTCAGGAGTTCATGAAGAGTAAGAACCAGCCTGTGCAGGGACTTGATCGTGTTGGCTATGCTGCAGGAAGGCAAGAACTCGATCTTGAAACGATGGATAATACTCAACTTGCTCAGCATATTACTACTCAGGTTATCGATGCAATTGGCAAACAGATGAGTCCTCGATTTGATCGTATCACGGATGATATGCAGAGAGAACAACTAGCTCGTGGGATAAAGGATGCAAAGGGTAAGTACCCTAACTTCGATAACTATGCTGCTCAGATGAGTCAGGTTTCTACTAGGATAGAGAGATCAGGTCTTACGGCTGAGGATATTCTTAAGATAGCAACGCATCCTGGACCTGAGAAGGCTGAAGAGAAAGAAGAGGAAGGTAAAACGTCTGGAACTCAGACTACTGAGAAGCCTGGTGGAGCTGGTGGAGAACTCAAAGCTGGAGATGATAAAGAGACACCGAAAGAAACTGCTGCACGTATATTTGATGAGCTCAAACTCGGTGATATAAAGGCATAACAATGAGTGCTACATTTACAGAGACCATTGATGATCTGTATATAACCACACATGCAGCACGTCAAGCTCAGGTTACTGATATTATCTTTGACGCCACCCCTTTGTATTTCTGGATGAAGTCTAAAGGTAGGATTATGATAGACTACACTGGGGGCAAGTGGTTGGATGTAGATCTGATGGTCGCTAAGAATGAGACTGTTAGGATGTACCAAAAGGGTGGAACGTTTGAGATTGCTCAAACTGATAAGCTCGATAAGGCTCGCTATGACTGGAAGTATATGGGTGTGACACTTACTAGATATAAAGTTGACGAGCTAACAAATCGAGGGAAAGCTAAGATTATCGACAAGATGCTTGTGGAACTGGATGTTGCTAAGTTATCTTTGATCGATAAGATTGAAGAGTACTCGTTTAGTGATGGAACAGATGAGGCTGGGCTTGCTTTTGATGGCTTGGATATTATCTGTGACGAAAATCCTACTGCGGCAGTTGATAGTGACCAGACTGAGGTTGGTGGAATTGCTCAGGCTAGCAACCCTCTGTGGAGAAATGTTTATCGAGATATGGACACTGATGGAGCTGACGCATCTCTGTATATGATTGCTTCTTGGAAGTATGTATATAGGAATGCAAAGAATGGAAACGACAAACCTGATATTATCGTAACGACTGATGAGATTCTTGACTTCTACGATGATGAGTGCTTCGAGATGAAGGTTCTCTCTAATACGATGCTAGCTGATGCTGGATTCACTAACTTAACTTGGCGTGGACTTCCTATTATAGACTGCCCATCCTGTAAGTCTGGAAGTGCGTATTTCCTGAATACAAAGTATCTAGCTTTCATTATGCAAGCTGGAGCTAACTTTGCTATGACGGAGTGGAAACAGGCTCCTGATACACTGGATCGCTATGCCCAGATCTTTACCTCTGGTAACTGGACTACTAGCAATCGAGCACGTCAGGGCGTGGTTTTTGATATTGACTAATTAGTACATATGAACGGGGAGCTGTAGTATAATGAGCTCCCCAAATAACCTTCAGAGAAGCAAGCCAATGCATCTTTGAGGTAGCCAAAAAACCAAATGGAGGTTTAAAAATGGGATACCCTGTAAGAACTGAGGGTGTAAGAAAGAATGTGCCTGGAGGTAAAGGACATACTCGGGGTGTGATAGCACCAGGGCAAGGTATTTATGAGGCATCTACATCTCCTCTACATCAAATTGGAGATAGATTGCCTTTGTGGGGAGGTAGAGTTTTCTACTATGCTTCCTTCTCGACTTACGCTGCGGCAACAGGTGATTGTGCTGCTGGAGATTTGCTTGCTGCTGATACCAGTTACAACGATCAGACTGTATTGACTCAGGTTGAGGACTATACCAATGATGGAAGCAACTATAATCCAGGCATTGGAGAGAAATTGATTGAGGTTACAGGTACTGGTGTGAAGAACAGGTATGTCAATGGTACATTCCATACCACTGATGCCACTGGTGAGGGATATACTTATCTGATCAAACGTAACAGTACTACTGGAGTGAAACTGAACGCTGATGATCCAGACCTCATATCAACATTGGATACGTTTATCATAGAACTCTATGATGGGTTGGTTGTTGCTTTAGATAACACTACAGAGTTTGCGATTATGGGAAATCTGTTTGCAAATCTGTTACCTTGTAGCCAGGATTCGGACACCTGTGCAGTCGGTGTTTCGATGATTGCAATGGATGTATCTGATAAGGAGTATGGTTGGGTACAGACTTGGGGGCCAGCTACTATTGTAAGTACTGGAACTGTTACTAAGGGAGATATTCTAGTCCTCAGTGATACGACAAGAATGGTGCAAACGATGGCTGCGGATTATACTCATCCGATAATTGGATACGCTTTGGCTGCTCCTACTGCAAGTGGACATTGCCCTGTAATGCTGCAACTCGTGCCGTAAGGATAATAACAAGGGGGAGGTATAACGCCTCCCCCGTAAATGGAGAATTAAATGGCAGGTGAACTTAAATTAAAACGCTGGCTATTTTCTGCAGAGGCGGGAGTTGCTACTACTGCTGTAAAAGCATCAGCGGGAGAAGTGCATGGAGTTCTCATTGAAACTGATGGAACGAATACTGTCACCGTGCAGATATATAACCATGCTAGTACTGCAACTAATCCGATAACGCCTTCGATAGTGGTGCCAGGTGGAGATAGATATGGAGGAGTGATGGGCATAGATGTTAATTGCTCTAATGGCATTGTGATAGTGCTCTCTGGGACTAATGGCGTCGCTATTGTGTATTATAGGTAGGAGGCTTAGATGAGTTATCAATGTCTACGCACTACAGGTGCGGGGTATGCTAGTATAGCAGATGCTAGTCAGGCTGGCCTCAATATGGGGTTGTCTGATTTTATGATTAGCTTTCGAATAAAGAAAGCAGCTGTAGAAGCTAGTGTTATATACCTATTAGACAAATGGTCAAGTGTGACTGGATATGTCATATCCATTGAGGCCGATACCGGCAGGGTCAGATTCCATATTGGGGATGGGGTTGACTATGGAGAAACCATAGGTACAACAAATATATGTGATGGGCGATGGTATAATTGTCATGCCGTAGTTGATAGGAGTTCTGCTACAGGCATGAAGCTCTATATTGATGGTTCAGAAGAGACATATGATTCGCAATACGACCCTACTACACCAGGGTCGCTTGACAATGCTACGAGGTTTACTATTGGAGGCTCTTTTGGTGGATTGTATTTGTTAACTGGCCTCATCGACGAACTCCGCATCTTCAACTTCGGCTACGGCGGGCTTCCAGCAGACTACGAGACTTACATCACCTGGCTCTCGCAGGGTAGGAACTGGTTTGAGGATATTAGCTCATATAATAGCGGCTCATGGAACTGCTATGCTGATGCGGATAGGACGGAGATGGTTACTGACTCGGGGATAGAAAATTGGGATAATAATACACCTGATGATTGGGATGAGAGCGGAGAGAGTGCTGGAGTGAGAGATATCACTAAGGAGACTACCGAGAAGCATGGAGGAAGTGCGGCTGCGAAGCTGGAGGCTACAGATAATGATGGGACTCAGGTTTATATTTCCCAGCTTGTTTCTCTTACTGCCAATAAGTATTATGAAGCAGAATGGTACTCATATTATTCATTACGTACTGCAGGAACTATACTACATGAGATTTACAATGCTACAGATACAACGCTAGTTAGTATTGGTGTCTCAAGTACCGATAGTGCTTATACTCACCGAGCTGAGACTTTCAAACCAACAGTCGTTACAAGTAGAGTTTACGCTGTTTGTAGCGACGAAACTACCACTGGCATTGTCTACTTCGACGACATCTCCATCAAGCAAACAGGGCTAGTTGGGCATTGGAAGTTTAATGGGGATTATCTGGATGAAGGAAGTAATAATAATGACCTAACTGCTGGTGGAAGTGGGAATACTTTCCCTGGTTATTCGCTGAAGAAGGTTAGGATAATTTCGCCGCATTCGGTATTTTAAGGAGTTTATCATGGCTACTGAAAAAACATGGATGGCAAGCGATATAAAATGTAGAAGCTTTCATTTTATAAGACATCAAAGTGAAGAGACTCAGCAAGATATTTTAACGATTGCTATGGAGTATTACTTCATTGATTCAGAGGGAGATAATATCGGGGCATTAACGATAGGAAGATGCGTACGAAACCTCCCTGTAGCTTCGATTCCAGATGATATTAAACAAGCATTTTTGAAGTTACATAATTATATGAGGAATGAAGCATTAAAAGATCAAGGGATGGAATAAGCAGGCGATGGGACGGATGTTTGTTTTAGAGGGCGATAGTTAGATAAGAAAATAAAAAAAAGAGAGGTGTTATAAATGAGTAGCTATTCATATTTGAGACGGAAGCTGGCTAAGAAAACCCTGCTCGATATGTATGAGAGTAGGTTGCCGCAGTACCCAAATGCGTATCCTCGGGGCAATGTATTCTTCGTGGATGGTACCAGTGGAAGTAATAGCTATGGTGGAAAGACGTGGGATCATGCTTTTAAGACCATTACCTATGCTCTTACCAAATGTACAAGTTGGCAGCATGACATAATCTACGTTGTGAGAGAGACTGGCTTTGGTGGTCTAGAAGATACACCAATAACTATTGCCAAACACCAAATTCACCTTATTGCACTGGATTCGCCACAGAGACCATGTGCCAAGCCTGTGATCAATTACGGTGGGACTGAAGCAGGACTTTTGATAACTGGTAATGGTGTAGAGGTTGCAGGGTTTGATATTGGTGGAGGAGATGCTGCTGGTGATGCATGTATAGAGATAGGGACTGCTGCTCCATGGGACATTTGTATCCATGACTGCGTGTTTGGTTACATAAATACCCATGGTTATGATGGCATTCGTGGAGGTGGCCCGTATATGATTATCTATGATTGTCTCTTTGGTAAAGTCAATGATAGAGATGGTATTAGAATTGAAACTAATGCGACTCGTGGATTCATAGGTCTTCCTGGTCATGGAAATATTTTTAGAGAATGCGTTGGTCAAGGCATAGACATTGTTGGACCAGCCGTGCTTGGTGGGATTCATGATAATCGCTTCTCTGTAACTGATGACGAAATAGGTGAAGCTATTTATTTTAAGCATGCTAATTCAAGTGGATGCTACATAGCTGGTAATCAGGTTGGTGAAGGTCAAGCTGCGATGGGTACTGTTCCATACTGTGACCTGGGTGGAAATGATTGGGGCTTAAATTACTATGACATTAGAGCGATTATGCCGAACACGACTGGATCATAACGAATAAAAAGGCATGGGGCTGGCCTTAACAGCCCCACCATTAAGGAGGCAAGTTAGGTGTCTAGATACATCTTACCAGGGAAGAAGTTATTAAAAACGATCATGCTAGACTTGTATAATCGTGATACGCCTACTGATATTGATAGTCTATATAATGCTCTGTTTCATGTCACGAGCATCTTCCCTAGCAATACAAACTTAACTTGTACTCTAACAGCAGCAGCGGGGGCAAATACGTGGAGCTCATGGGTAGAATTGGAAGATAGTGGAAGTAATACAATGACTACATTATTTGCAACTTATGATGGACATATCAGTAGCATGCTTGTTGAAACAATAAGTGAGAAGAATACTATATACATGGCCGAGGTTTCATATGGAAGCGCAAATACGGTAGTGGTTAGAGCACGCTTTGCAGGTGAGACCAAGTTTCAAGCTCCGAATGTCCAAAATAGATTCTGGGCCCCAGTATTTGCAGCAGGTGAGACAGTGTATTATAGGATGAAGACAGCTACAGCAGTGGCTGATACTTGCACAGTGCATTTTAGATATCATTTACACTAGAGAGCCTTTGCATTTTCAATTTTTGAATTTGCTAATGTAGTAGGAGAATACTATGGCTATGACACATGC